CTATCTATACTTCCAGCCCGGCGGCAGCCACTGGGGCTTATTGCAGCGCAAAAGCAGACGGAAAAGATAGCATTGCCGTTGTAAACGGTGCTTGCGGTAAGGCGCGCGGCGCACTGGGCTGCTATCTGGTGCTGACCGAGTACGATGATGACGGCCACATGATCTGTGCCAAAATGGCCCGCGTGGACGGTTCTGCCATCAGAGAAAACGTTTACTATACCCTCAAAAATGGCGAGTTTGTGGAGACCAAGCCGTGAAGAAGCACTACAACAAGCGCTGGCTTGAACAGCGCTGGGATGCAAGACAGCCGGAGCGGTTGGAGCACATCCAGATGAAGCGGCAGCTGAGAGGAAAAAAGGAGGGACGCGGTAGTGATGAAGCCGAGCATGGGAATTGCAGAATGCTGTCAGATCATGCGGGACAATAACATTTCGGTGAGCGAGCCGATCTTTACCGGTATGATTCAGGCCGGCAGCTTCCCGGCATGGGCGGTGCCGTCTATTGACACCAAGAGCGCCGCCCCGCTGATCTCTCGTGCCGGATTTATGGCGTGGGTGAAGGACTTTTACAAGCTCGAAAAGGTTTACACAAAGGAGGACCCGAAAGAATGAAACTCAAATCTACTACTTACTACTGGATGGCCGTCATTTTGGGCGGCGTTGGAATGGGCGCAGCTATGGGCGCAGAGGGCACCGCGCAGACCACCGGATACATCTCCGGCACGCTGTTTGCGGTGTCGCTGGTGCTGATTTTGGCCGCTGTTCTGCTGGCTCGTCTGGGATTTGCCGCAGAGGACAGGGAGAGAGCCGCAAAGCGGCGCAAGTACGGCAAGATCAACCGCACCCACGCCCGTAACCCGGAGTATCCGGAGAATCAGGAGCGTGGGGCATGACGCTGGAAGAGCCGATCCGCCAGCAGGCGGAGGAATACATCTTCCTTGGTTGGCGACGGAACAGGAGGTGATAAGGATGTGCGTGGTCGAAATCTGCGGATCCGACGGGCGGTTTATCAGCGAAATCCTCGTCAGGAGCGTGTTGGAGGGCCAGAAATATGCAGATCAGCTTGCGGCTGAAACGCCCAGTCGGATCTATAACGTGATCGACGAGAACCGTCGCAAGGTGTATTCGAGGTGAATTTTTATGCAGTGTGATGAAAAAAAACAGATCTGCCTGAACTACGCGACCAATGTACCGGAATGGCAGCTGGACATGGCGCTGCAGGCAGTTGCGGATATCGGGGCCGCCTGCAGCGATCTTGGCAAAGTCCAGAAAGCTGTCGCTGGGGACATGGCATGGCTGAGGGCCCACCCGGGAGAAGACTATCTCGGCACGATTCCCATCGACCGCGTGAAGGCTTGCACCGACGCCGCCGGAGCTCTGGGCGCTGCGCTGTACGCGCTGGAGGTTATTTTGGCACAGTCAGACCAATTCGGATTTGCAAAAGGGATGGCATTCACGGCAGAAGCTGCTTACAGCGCATCTCATGCGGCGCTGAAAAACCGCTGCCGCATGCATGGGTGGTCGGAGGTGACACATCATCATGGAGAATCTTGAAATCTATAACCGGTGCCGCGAGGTTCCCGAAGAGGCCCAGAAAGCCATCGTTGCGGGGCGCCTGAAGGGAAAAACCGATATTAACCCCATGTGGCGCATCAAGAAGCTGACAGAGCTTTTTGGCCCGGCAGGTACCGGTTGGAAGTTCGATCCGCCTGTTTTTGAGGAAAAGCAAGGCGCAAAGGGTGAGATCGTGGTGCACTGCTTCACTTGCCTGTACGTCCGGCAGGACGATGGACAGGCATGGAGCGCCCCCATTCCCGGCGTTGGTGGCTCTACCCTTGTAACGATGGAGCGTGATGGACTTCGTACGGACGATGACGCTTACAAAAAGGCCTACACGGACGCTCAGAGCGTGGCCTGCAAGGCTTTGGGCATCGGTGCAGATGTGTACTGGAACGCCGATAAAACCAAATATGATCCGCTTCCCGCTGCTCCTGCACCAGTTTGTTCCTGCTGTGGGAAGAAGATCACCGGCTTTACATATCAGGGCAGCAAAGTTAGTGCAGAGCAGGCAAGCGAGCGCAGCCAAAAGAAATACGGGCGTATTCTTTGCATGGAATGCGCCAAAAAGCAGCCCAAAGAAGAGAAAGGATTAGAGCATGCTTAACGTTGTAGCAATCATGGGTCGGTTGGTGGCCGACCCGGAGCTGAAGACCACCCCGCAGGGCACCAGCGTGTGCAGCTTCCGCATTGCCTGTGACCGCAACTTTGCCCGGCAGGGCGAGCAGCGGCAGGCGGACTTTATCGATATCGTGGCATGGCGTGCACAGGCCGAGTTTGTGTGCAAGCATTTCCAGAAGGGCAGCCTGATTGCCATTGAAGGCAGTCTGCAGACCCGTCAGTATCAGGACAAGAATGGCAGCAACCGCACTGCCGTGGAGGTCGTGACCAGCAATGTGAGCTTTGCGGGCTCCAAGGCGGCAGACAAGCCTGCTACGGCGTCCTACGAGCAGCAGACGGCAAAAATCCATGCGCGGGAAGCAAACGCCGCGCACAGCGCCACGCAGGCGGCTCCCGCGTATGATCAGGGAAAGATGGACGACTTTGCCACGATCCCGGACGATGGAGATTTTCCCTTCTGATTTCGCAAGCTGTGCTATCTGGCTATACGGGCGTGCAAAGGAGGTGAAAGCATACGGCTACCGGAAAAAGATACTACTGGTTGAAACTCAAAGACAGCTTTATGCGGTCTGATGCGGTGGATTTTCTCATGGGGCAGAAGAACGGCGCAAACTATGTGGTGCTGTACCAGATGCTCTGCCTTATGACTATCAACACCAACGGCAGGCTTTCGCGGCAGATCGGCGAGGTGATCATTCCCTATGACGTGGACAAGATTCAGCGCGATACTAAGTGGTTTTCTACCGATACGGTGCGCGTTGCACTGGGACTTTACGCGAAACTTGGGCTGATTTATCAGGAAAAAGACGGCACACTGGTGCTTGCAAACCACTCTGAAATGGTCGGAAGCGAGACCGATTATGCAGCACAAAAAAAGTTGCAAAGAGCGAACCAGCGTCAAATTGAAGCAGAACACTGTGGACAATGTCCACAGGATGTCCACGCAGATGTCTACAAAAATGTCCATACAGATATTAGATATAAGATATTAGATATAGATAAGTCGTCGTCATCTAAAGATGACTCCTCCTATACAGGGACGAAGACGACGAAATATCTGGTGGGTTTTTTTCGGGATAACGTCGGCAAGCTGAGCAAGACCGGAGAAAAAGAACTGACCGGATACATAGAGCGCATGGATGCAGATCTTGTGTATGCGGTCATAGACAAGTGCGCAGATTTGGGCGGCAGCAGCTGGGCATATGTTCGCAAGGCACTGGAAGAAGCGGAAAGACTGGGCTGCAAGACCGCTGCGGAGTATAACCAGCTCTGCCCGATCGGCGGAAGCCGGGCAAAAGGCAACCGAGTAGACAGGGCACAGCCGTCCGGGAATGGCGTTTTAAGCCCGGAGCTTTTGGCACGCAGCCGGGAACGCCTGCGAAAACAAAGAAAGGGAGATTGAAAAATGAGTGAATTTATCGACCGCGAAAAAGCCATCGCAAACATCAAAGCGGCATATTGCTGTGGCTGCGAAAATTACAACGGCGTAAGATGCCGCGCGTGTCAGATTATGGACGCGATGGATGTGCTGGAAGACGAACCGGCAGTCGTCCCGGACGTCCTGCGGCCTGTGGCGCACTGGAACATGGACGAAGATGCCGTTGGTGATCCTATCGTTTGGACTTGCTCCAACTGCAAAGACAGCATCATCATGTATGACGGGACTCCAATGGAAAATGGCTATAAATATTGCCCGCAGTGCGGTGCAAAGATGGAGGATGCTCAGACCGATGGTAAAACTTGAACCCTGCTTTCACTGTCCCGACCGGCACCCGATCTGTCACGACAGCTGCCCGAAGTACGCCGAGTACAAGCGTCAGCTGAAGGCACAGCGCATCTACACCAACGGGAACCACGCGGCGGAGCGGATCAGCCGCAACGATTTCGACAAAGAAGGATGGATGGGAGGAAGAAAACGATGAAAGTTTTGATTGCCTGCGAGGAATCGCAGGAAGTATGCAAGGCTTTCCGGGCTCGGGGCCACGAAGCCTACTCCTATGATATTCAGGAACCGTCCGGCGGGCATCCTGAGTGGCATATTCTTGGAGATGCGCTCAAGGCTCTGGAGGGGGGGCAAGTCGTGACGATGGACGGCGTAACGCATGACGTTGGCAAGTGGGACTTGCTCATTGCACACCCTCCCTGCACACACTTGGCTGTTTCCGGCGCGCGGTGGTTCACAGAGGGAAGAAAGCCTCTCAGCTTGCGCTTTGAAGCAGCTGCGTTTTTTATGAAGTTTGCGGAAGCAGATATTCCGCGAATTGCCATTGAAAACCCGGTGTGTGTAATGTCTACGTTATACAGAAAGCCGGACCAGATTATCAATCCATGGCAATTTGGACACCCGGAGCAAAAAAAGACCTGCCTGTGGCTTAAAAACCTTGCCATCTTGCAAGAAACCGACAATGTGTACGATTACATGATGACGTTACCGCAAAAATTGCGAGAAAAGAATCATTGGATGGGAAGAGGCCACTCAAAAGAACGCAGTAAAACTTATCCTGGCATTGCAAAAGCAATGGCTGAACAGTGGGGGTAAGCAAATGAAACCAAAAACCAAATCCGAGCTGATGACCGAATGGGCAAACCAGCCGGATCAGCTTAAAAAAGAGCGCGAGGTCAAGGCCGTTCGGAAAGCAATGGACGATGCCCGCGCAGCAATCCAAGACGGTTTAACGCGGTACGTCAAGAAAAAGACCAAAGCCCGCAGCATGGCAAAGGCTGAAGCTGACCCATTTGCTGAGCTGGAAGGCTGGGAAAGCATGGAGCAGATCCAGGATGCCTACGGCTATGGCGAGATCACCGCCGACAGGCGGGACAAACTCACCGACCTTTGGGAAGCCCGGGAAGCTGCCAGAAACAGCCGCAAGGGCGCGGACAAGTACCACGACCTTGTGACAGAGATGCTGGAAACGGCCATCCGCCGGGTGGGCAATGAGTACGCAGATATGCTGTTTGAGTATGACCAGCAGCGCCGGGAAGCAGAAAAGCAGTGCGAGCAGCTGGCCATGGAAGGGATGATGAAAAAATGAAGGCTGTTCTGATAAGCATCAAGCCCAACTGGTGCAAGCTGATTTGGAGCGGGATGAAAACCGTGGAGGTACGCAAGACCCGCCCGAAGCTGGAAACACCGTTCAAGGTGTACATCTACTGCACTGGTGCTGAGACATGGTGGCAGAGATTTCCAAAGACCGGGTTACAGAAGATGGATGAGCGCTTCATCGGCACTTTTGTCTGCGATAAAATCGAAAGATTGACACATGTTGGAGCAACGGACAGCAGAGAGCCTGACAAGCTGTGCATCGAAACGTCAGATTTTCAGTACAAAAACGCCGACAAGCTGCTTCAAGCGGCTTGCTTGACCGAAGCGCAGGCTGAAAAGTATCTCAAGGGCGGTGACGGATACGGCTGGCACATTTCTGATCTGAAAATTTGGGATGAGCCTGTAAGGCTCAAAGATTTTTGGGGCATGAAGCCTTGCAGGCATGGTGGCGACTGTTGCACTTGCCTGCAATGGGACAACATGAAGGAAAAGTGCTGTGCATCAAGATACATTTCCCGCCCGCCGCAAAGCTGGTGTTACATGGAGGACGGCGAATGAAGTTGACTCTCTACGGCGACCCCCGTACCAAGAAAAACTCCGCACGCATCCTAAAAAGTCAATCAGGCGGGCACTTTGTGGCCCCTAGCAAGGCCTACGTGGATTATGAGACGGACTGCCTGCGGCAAATCAAAAGGCCTCGCAGCCCCATTTCTGCCCGTGTGAACGTGAGGTGCGTATACTACATGAAGACAGCCCGCCGGGTCGATCTGGCAAACCTCATCGAGGCAACCACGGACATTCTGGTGAAAGCCCGGGTGCTGGAGGACGACAACAGCAAGATCGTTGCCGCCCACGATGGCAGCCGGGTGGAGCTTGACCGGAAGAACCCAAGGGTGGAAATTGAGATTGAAGAAATGGAGGACAAACCTTGAAAGCACATATCACAACAAAATGCAAACCGTGCCCGTTCTGTGGAGCATGAGCAGATGAAATTGAATCCATCACCGGTCTGCCGATGATTGCCTGCTCCAATTACAATGGATGCGGCGCACTCGTAAGTTTTAACAACAAAGACTGCGATGAACGTGGCGCTTCGCCAGTGAAGTATTTTAATCGCAGAGCAAGACAGGAGAAGGAGGAAAACAATGACCAGCACATGGATACCTGAAAGTGACACGCCAAAGCCGGGAGAGACCACTGATGAGCAGAAGATGCGAGCGTGGTTCGAGCGCCTGCCCCGGATGCGGGCACTGATCCTCCAGCAGCAGGAACACATTGCAAGCCTGCGCAGCGCGGCTACAACAACTACGTCCAGCACATCCGGCGCGCCCGGCCACTCCGGAACGAGCGACAAGGTGGGCACCAACAGCGATGCAGCCATGGACGCGGAAACAAAACTGGCCGAACTGAAATGCCAGTATGCCGAGATGCAGAAAGATGCCATTGAAGCCGCCTATATGCTCCACGCAGATCCTGCATCCATCCGCCGCAGCAAGTGCATCATCCTGTGCTATGTTGAAGGCAGGCGGCACGCCGATATCGCGGCAAAAGTCGGCTATTCCAAGCCGTCTCAGGTTTCACGCGCAATTTCGGAAGGCCTGAGCCAGCTGACAGAGATCGCGAACGAGCTGAATCTCAGTTGAACCTGTACATTTTGCACAACGTCAGAGGGCTTTGTTTTTACACGCTCTGGGATTTACTTGTTATCGGCATCTGTGCTATCGTGGTACCATCGGCAAAGCCGAAAAGGCAAACCGATGCACGCAGCCTCCGAAACGTGTCCCTTCTTGGCATTTTCCTCCTTTTTTGCTTGCAGGTACCGGACTTTGCTCTCTCTTCACGTTTCGCGCTGCTTCTATGCGATACACTGACACAAAGGCAGCCTGCCGCTCATGAGAGACAGGAGGCGGTTCGATTCCGCCGTATCGCACCGTATGGCGCATGGACTAGACAACCCGCAAGGCCGCACGTGCAACCTCCCGTGCCAAGAAAAGGCCTTAGAATCCTTGCCAAGGTGTAGCTTTCCTGACAGGATGTGCGCCAACCAACAGCCCCGGCGGCGAACCGGAGCTGTTTTTATATGGCTGCCTGAGCGCAGTTTGGAGCGCGGCGCGTGTGTAGACACGGCTGGTTCGATTCCAAGGGCGGCTTTTATGCTCCGGTAGCTCAAGCGGTAGAGCAGCGGTCTCCAAAACCGCATGTTGCAGGTTCGAACCCTGCCGGGAGTGCTTGCGTGCCCTATGAAGGGACCGCGCAATAGCGGGGCATCCGGCCGCGAAAGTTCCGGATGCAGCAGCGCCCACCGTTTGACGCCTGTCCAACGAACTGAATGCACGGGTGCTGCTTATATGCCGTCATAGCTCAATTGGCAGAGCGCCGCCCATTTAAGGCGGGACAACGTTGGTGACACCACGGGAACATCACTGCACAGCCAACCACTGCGCACATCCATCCCGTGGGTGCTGGTTCAAATCCAGCTGGCGGCACATTCGATATTTTGACCGTTCGGATTTTCCGGGCGGTTTTTCTTTTGCACGAGTTTAGAGAGGTGGTGTCGGTGGGTGCGAAGCGGCTGACAGACAGACAAAAAAAGAAGATCATTGCTGACTATGTGCAGCTGCAGAGCTACACCAGAACCGCAAAGCTGAACGACGTGGCAGAAAGCACTGTGCGGAAAATCGTGAAAGATAATCCCAAGTGCGCGGATTTGTGCGCCTTAAAAAAAGAGCAAAACACGCAGGATATGCTTTCCTACTTAGGCAGCAAGCGCGGGGAAGCACAGGATCTTCTTGGGCTGTACCTTCAGGCGATGGCAGACCCTGACAAAATCGCAGAAGCGACGCTGCCGCAGCTGTCCACGGCGTTCGGCACCATCGTGGACAAGTTTGCTATGCTGGGAGACCAGAGCGACATAGAAGCCCCGGACGATGGTCTGCTTGAGGCCCTGAGCGCTGCCGCAGACCTCAGCCCGCCGGATGATGTAGACATGCTGCCAGAGGAAGAGGACGACCATGCGGAAAAGTAACGGATTCCGTTGGAAAGCCCTCAGCCAGCGGCAAAAGATGGTCCTTTGCTGGTGGACACCGCAGAGCGCATACAGCAGCTACAACGGCATCATTGCAGACGGTGCTATCCGCTCGGGAAAGACCTTTGCCATGAGCTTTTCTTTTGTCCAGTGGGCTATGACCTGCTACAGCGGCCAGCAGTTTGCCATGTGTGGAAAGACCATCGCCAGCTTCCGGCGCAACGTGCTGGGGACGCTCAAGCAGCAGCTTGCGGCCCGTGGCTACAACGTCAAGGAGCACCGGGCGGAAAACTGCATGACCGTCAGCAAGGGCGGCAGAACCAACGAGTTTTACTTTTTCGGCGGCAAGGACGAGAGCAGTCAGGACCTGATCCAGGGCATCACCCTTGCCGGGGCATTCTTCGACGAGGTGGCCCTGATGCCGCAGAGCTTCGTCAACCAGGCCACGGCCCGATGCTCTGTCACTGGGTCAAAGTTCTGGTTCAACTGCAACCCGGGCAGCCCACAGCACTGGTTTTATCTCGAGTGGGTGCGCAAGTGCCGTTCCCGCAAGATGATGTATCTCCATTTCACGATGGACGACAACCTGTCGCTTTCCGAGGACATCAAGGCCAGATACCGCAGCCAGTACAGCGGCGTTTTCTATCAGCGTTACATTCTGGGCCTGTGGACCGTGGCGGAGGGCCTTGTATATGACATGTTCGACCGCAAAAAGCACGTTGTTGATGTGCTGCCGCAGCTTTCGCCAAAGAGCGCCTATGTGGCGTGCGACTTTGGCACCCAGAACGCAACGACCTTTCTGCTGTTCCAGAAGCGGGCAGATGCAGACTGCTGGATCGTCACCCGGGAGTACTACTACAGCGGCCGCGAACAGAAGCGGCAAAAGACCGTGGGCGAGTATGTTGCAGACCTCAAAGCGTGGCTGGATGGTCTCAAGCCGGAGAGGATCATCGTTGACCCCTCTGCCCTGCCCATGATTACAGAGCTGCGCAAGAACGGATTCACCCAGACCCCCGCAAACAACGATGTTCTGAGCGGCATTCTGGACGTGCAGACCATGCTGCAGACCGGGCGACTGAAGATTTACAAAGACTGCAAGCACACGCTGGAAGAGTTCGGCGTGTACGCTTGGGACCCTGACAAAGACGACACCGTGCTGAAGGTCAACGACCACTGCATGGACGCTATCCGCTATTTCGTGCGCACAAAGCGCCTTGTAAAACTGAGGGATTGATTTTGAGCACTGTATACACATTCCAGACCTTCCAGCAGGCGCAAGCCGCCGGGGAACAACTTGATTTCATCCGGCGGTTCGTGCAGCAGCACTGCGCTTCCAAGCCCTACAAGATGGCTCTGGACGCCGACCTGTACGATGCCCAGAAAAACCCGGGAGCTGAGCGCTTTGCGCAGGCTTACGCTTTGATGCTGAAACGTCTGTCCAAAAACACCAAGCAGGACACCCCACACCCCGATATGGTCAAGAGCAACCTTTTCCGGCGGCTCAACAAACAGAGAGCGACCTACTCCCTCGGCAACGGCGTGGTCTTTGCGGACGATGGCGTGGACAAGGACAGGCTGGGGCAGAACTTTGACGAGCAGATCCAGAAGGCCGGATATTTCGCCCTGATCCACGGCGAGAGCTTCGGATTCTGGAACAGTGACCATCTGGTGGTTTTCAAGCTGACCGAGTTCGCGCCCCTGTACGACGAAAAGACAGGCCTTTTGCAGGCAGGTGTGCGCTTCTGGCGGCTGAACCCGGACACGGATATGCACTATATCCTGTACGAGTTGGACGGCTTTACCGAGTACACGGAAAGCAAAATCGGCAATGTGATGAAGGAGACCGTAAAAAAGCAGGCATACAAGAGCGTGACCGTCACCACACCCGGCGGCGGGCTGGAAAGCGTGGAGGGCGAAAACTACAGCGCTCTGCCCATTGTGCCGCTGTGGGGATCCGACCTGCACCAGAGCACCCTTGTGGGCCTGAAAGCCTACATCGACAACACCGATTTGGTGATGTCCGGCTTCTGCAACGACTTGCAGGACTTTTCGCAGATCTACTGGCTGTGCGAGAACTTCAACGGCATGACCGATGACGAGCTGCAGGAGTTCCTTGTCAAGCTGAATCTGTACCACATTGCAGGCGCAGACACCAGCGAGGGCGGCAAGATCACCCCCTACACCACCGAGATCCCCGTGACGGCCCGGCAGGCTCTGCTGGAGCTGCTCCACACCCGGGTGTATGAGGACTTCGGCGGGCTGGACGTGCATTGCGTGAGCGCGGACAGCACCAACGACCATCTGGATGCGGCCTATGAGCCGCTGAACCAGAACGCAGACGACTTCGAGGCGCAGGTAAAGCCGTTCATCCGGCAGATCTGCGCACTGGCTGGCTTTGAAAACGCTATGCCGACATTCAACCGCAGCAAGATCACCAACACAGCTGAACAGGTCAGCATGGTGATTTCTGAGGCACCGATCATCGGGAAGGACATGGCCATTGACCTGCTGCCAAACCTGACCCCGGAACAAAAGGAGCAGGCCAAGGCCGCGCTGATGGCTGAGAGCGCAACACGGGAGACCGTGGACGAGGAGGACGACGGTGATGAAACGTGATTTCTGACCGTGACCGCATCTCTACCCGCCAGCTGAACCGCCTGCGCCGCCGTATCCTCCGGGTGTACGGCTCTGCCCGCCGGGAGATGCAGGAGCAGCTTACCGAGTTTCTGGCAAAGTACAAAGCTTTGGACGAACGCAAGCGGGCGCAGCTGGATGCGGGCGAGATCACCGAGGACGATTACCGCATCTGGCTGCAAAATCAGGTCTTTCAGTCCGATTTGATGCGCCAGAAGCTGGACGGCATCACACAGACCTGCACCACAGCCCAAGAGACGGCCTACAAGCTGGCCCGGGACGAGCAATACAACATCTTTTCCTTTGGCGCAAACTGGGCTTTCTACGAGCTGGAACAGGCCGCAGGCGTGACGTTCGGGCTGACCCTGTACAACACCGAGGCGGTCAAGCTCCTGCTGAAGGAGAACCCCCGCATGGTGCCCAACAAGCGTATCAAAAGCGAGAGCAACCGCACCTATGATGCCCGGGTGTTCAATCGCTACGTCATGCAGGGCATCGTGCAGGGCAAAAGCGTCCACGACATCGCCGTGCAGGCCGTAAACGGCATGGCAGACACGGAGATCCACTGGGCCATGAACAACGCTATCACAGCTCTTACCAGCGCCCAGAACGCCGGGGCTTTGCAGCAGATGCGAAACGCCCAGGCTTTGGGCATCGAGGTCAAAAAGCGGTGGAACTCCACCCACGACTACCGCACCCGTGAGATGCACCGCCTGCTTGACCAGCAGACGGCAGAGCTTGACGAGCCGTTCAAGGTCATGGGCTACGAGATTCAGCGCCCCGGCGACCCCAACGCAGCGCCGGAGATGGTCTACCACTGCCGCTGTGTGTTGTCCTCTGCTCTGGGCAAGTATCCTCGGCAGAACGCACGACAAATTGACAACGTGCCTGTGGTCGAGGACAGCGGCAAGGTGGACGAAAAAGGCAGGCCTATCATGGTGCGGGTCAAAAAAAACACCCCCGTCATGGATTACACCGAGTGGTATAAATCCAAGGGCGGCACAGAAGCCGAGCAAATGTGGTGGGCGGAAGAGCGCAAGAGAAAGAAGGAGCGAAAATGAAGCATAAAAATAAGGCTCTGCCGCCCGGCAGAGCCTAAAGGTCACAGACCTTTGATTTGGTTAAGCAGAGCCGCACGCAGGGCATCGGTTTCAGCGTCCGCTTGTGGCTTGCTCGGGTCATCCGGGATATATTCCAGTATATCGCCGGGCTGACAATGAAGCACCTCACAAATTTTGTCAAGCGCCCCAACGGGAAACTGCTTGATAGTGCCAAGACAGATTGCTGATATGGTAGGCGGTCTAATCCCAGTAGCTTCAGCGAGTTCCTTTTGGGTCATGTTTGCGTCTGCGAGCAAGGCCTTTAAGTGATAGCTTATCGACATTTCTAACACCTCTTTTTCTACATCTATAATACTACGCCATCCGTTAATAGTCAATACGCAAAACGTAAAAAATATTTGGAAAAATTACGGAAAACGTATTGACGGATTACGCAATTCGTAGTATAATAGATGCATGGAAAGGAGGTCAGAGGTGCAAGGGAGCAAATACCGGGAGGTGATGCTCCGTGACTAGCAAGGAGTTTGCAAAGCTCACAAGAGCCGAGCAGTTGGCACGGTTTGACGCATATAAAAAAGCGGCCAGCGCTGGAACGCTGAACCGCTAAGACACAAGAAAGCAACCAGTCAAGAAGCCCCTTGCACCTCCATTTTATTTTTTTATAAGCGATTTGTCAAGTAAAATGTGAGGTTTTAGCAATGGAAACACCCAAAATCACGAAAGTGGAGCTTGAACTGGATGCTGTTTCTGGCGAACTCCGAGTAATTCACGATTTACTGAACATCTTTGCCAACTGGTTTGAGGAAACGCACAAGACCGATATGATCAAGCGGGAGCGCACCAGCGAGCTTGTGAGCCAAATTTGGAACGAAGCCCCGATGTACAGCTCTATGCTGACGGCCTTGTTTGCATCCCTCACCGGGCTGGAAAAGGAAGTTGATGCAGTGCTGGAAGCGGAGGTGAGCGCATGAATGATACTCGATTTGAACGTGACCGCTATATTGAGGTCATCGACGGCCTGCTGAAAAAGGCTGATGTGCGCCGCTTGCGTCTTGTGTGGATTTTCGCAAGTGGAATCATCAAGAGAACGGAGAAATAATTATGAACGACATTCAGATTTTCAACAACCCCGACTTTGGCACCGTCCGCACCTTAGAAGAGGAGAACGGCGCAATTATGTTTTGCGGCAAAGATGTAGCAATGGCACTGGGCTATAAATCGCCCAAGGATGCAATTTCTGCTCATTGCAAGGGGGCGGTGAAACACCGCCTCCCCACCAGCAGCGGCGAACAGGACATGACTTTCATTCCTGAATCTGACCTTTACCGTCTGGTGTTCAGCTCTAAGTTGCCCACCGCCGAGAAGTTTACCGACTGGGTGACTTCCGAAGTCCTGCCCACCCTGCGCAAGACCGGCTCCTACATGATGCCGAAGATGACCAAAGAGATGCAAGCTATCTTCCTGCTGGACAACCGCACGGCACAGCTTGACCAGCGTGTGACGGCTTTGGAGAACAACGCTGTTATCGACTACGGCCAGCAGCAGACACTCAAGAACGCCGTGAACCGCCGGGTGGTGATTGAGATTTTGGGCGGAAAGGACTCCCCGGCATATGAGGACGCACACGTTCGCGGCATGGTCTACTGTGAGCTGAACAAGGACTTGCAGAACTGGTTCCGAGTGAGCGCCCGCAACAACATCCCCCGCAAGCGCTTTGACGAAGCCATTGAGTACGTCAATCGCTGGAAGCCCAGCACCAACACCGCAATGATGATTCAGAACGTCAACGGTCAAACTAAAATGTTTGCCTAACCGAATAACCGACCCTGCCCCACACCGGGGCGGGGTTTTGTTATACATGGAGTAAAACATGGAGTTTAAGTACGACATCAAATTCACCGACAACACCCCGCGGCTGCATGAAGCTCTGGATTCATGGGCGGAGCGGGTGCTGACCCTCTGGGGCATGACGGTGCAAGACTACGCCCAGCTGCTTGTGCCCACTGGCACGGCAGACAGCACGGGCATAGAGGGCTACGTGGGCGGTGCGCTCAAACAGAGCCTGACCTTTGTCCTCGACCTCGCAAAAAAGACCGTGACTATCGGCAGCGACCTGTTTTACAGCCTGCTTGTGGAGCTGGGCACGGGCATTTTTGCCGAGAAGGGCAACGGACGCAAAACGCCGTGGGTCTGGAAGGACTTCAACGGCAAGTGGCACTTTACCCGGGGCATGGCTCCACGCCCGTTCCTTCGCCCGGCGGTGGAAGATCACATTGACGAGCTGCGAGAGATCGCAGTAGAAGAAGGAAACAAGGAGGTTTAAGCATGAGAATTTCTTTTTTGCATATGTTCGTCAAGGACAAAGTTGAACAGAAACCTAAAGAAGAGCTTTCCAACGAAGAGCTGATAGAAGAGGCTCAATGGCTTTGGAGGCTTTATGAATGGCTCCTAGAAGAATTGCGAAGAAGAGGCGCAGGGAACGCAGAAAGAGCAAAACTGCAAAAAATGAGCCCGGAGGATTTTTGGGGCCAAGCAAAAATTGCAAAAGAAGAGCTTGGCTTGCTTTACAAGTCTACTGGCATGAGCCCTGCGCATATCAAAATCGTTGTTGAATGGGATGGCGATTATAACTTAAGTTCTCATGTTGAAATTTAATACTCAGCGGTTGGCGCACAGCGTCAGCCGCTTTTTTATGCCGTTTTAGCTCAGTCTGGCAGAGCACCGGACTTTTAATCCGGGGGCCGTGGGTTCAAGCCCCACAAGCGGCACCACACCGGCAGCACGTCCGGCAAATAAACCTTATTGCCAAGCATGGCAGCCCGAGAAAGGGCAGAAAGGACTATCACATGGCACTCGAACGCAAGACTCTCCGGGAGATTCTGGAAGATGAAACGACCGACACCAGCGGCAAGCTCAAGAAAATTCTGGACGTGCTGCATAAGGAAACGGACACCTTGCAGAACCAGCTCGATGAGAAGGACGCAGCCCTCGCCAAAGCCGAAAAAGAGCGGGACGCAGCCAACGGCGGCAAGCAGGCCGCTGAAAAGGCGCTGACTGACTACAAGGCTCAGCAGACCCAGAAAGACACCCACGCAGCCAAGGAAGCCAAGTTCCGGGAGCTGCTGAAGTCCGCCGGGGTGCTTGACAAGTATGCCGATCGCGTTGTGCGGCTGTCTGGCGAGGATATCGACAAGCTGGAGCTGGACGAAAAGGGCGAGGTCAAGGACGCCAAGAAGCACGCCGACAGCCTGAAAGCTGATTGGAGCGACTTCGTAGGCACTACGACCACCACAGGCGCAAAGGTGGACAACCCGCCCACCAATGCCGGCTCCAAAATGACCAAAGACCAAATTTTTGCAATCAAGGACGCCGGCGAGCGCCAGGCGGCCATTGCAGCAAATGCCGACCTGTTTACAGGCGGCGGAAAGGACTAATACATGGCAGCAAAAGAAAATATCACCATGACCACCGATATCACCGTAGCCGCGCGTGAAATCGACTTTGTGACCCGTTTCCAGCGCAACTGGGACCATCTGCGCACCATTCTGGGCATCATGCGCCCTATCCGGATGCAGCCTGGCACCGTGCTCAAAAGCAAGTATGCACAGGGCACCCTGCAGAGCGGCACCGTGGGCGAGGGCGAAGAGATCCCGTTCAGCAAGTACACCGTCAAGGAGAAGGAGTACGGCAAGATCACCATCGACAAGTACGGCAAGTCTGTCACCCTTGAGGCGATCCAGAATTACGGCTACGATGTCGCCGTGCAGAAGACCGATGATGAGTTCCTGTACGACCTGACCGCTCTGGTAACGGATAAGTTCTACAAGTTCCTGAACACCGGCACCCTGAAGGGCACTCCCAAGACCTTCCAGATGGCGCTGGCACATGCCAAGGGCGCGGTCGAGAACAAGTTCAAGACCATGCATCGCACCGTGACCGGCGTTGTTGGCTTTGTCAACGTGATGGACGTGTACGACTATCTGGGCAATGCCAATATCACCGTGCAGAACCAGTTCGGCTTCCAGTACATCAAGGACTTCATGGGCTACAACACCATCTTCCTGCTGTCCGACAGTGAGATCGCGAAGGGAAAGGTTATTGCCACCCCGGTAGACAACATCGTCATGTACTATGTGGATCCTGCGGATAGCGAGTTTGCCCGCGCAGGTCTGGTCTACCGGACCGCAGGCGAGGCAAGCAACCTCATCGGCTTCCACACTCAGGCAAACTACAGCACCGCAACCTCCGAGAGCTACGCCATTATGGGCGTGACCCTGTTTGCTGAGTATCTGGACGGTATCGCTGTCGAGACCATTACCCCGGGCGAGTGATCGCCCCTTTGTAAGGAGGACGCCCCATGACCGTCCCTGAGCTGTGCGTTTACACGCACAATTTTTTTGACCGAGCGGACGACCCCGTTGCCGGGGAGTTTGCCTTTGAGCCGGACACTGTGCCCGCCGGGGTAGTGCCGGGGCAGTATTTCCTCGTGTGCGGGTCCATCTTCAATGATGGCGTGCACAAGGCCGGGGACGGCGATTTGACCGCCGAGACCTTCACCGGGACGGTGCAGCCCATGCGCGTGCCGCCTGACTTTGTGGCGCTGGCTGAAAAAATCGACGCATACGACAAGGCGCTCCCGGCCGGTGGCGTGTATGTGTCCCAGTCCTTTGCCGGGTGGTCCGGCACGATGGCTACAGGCGCAGACGGCCTGCCTGCAGACGGCAAGACCCGCTATAAATCCGAGATCAATCAGTGGAGGAAGATGTGACATGGTCAATCCGTTCACTGCATCCACCGTGATGCAGAGCTTTACCAAAAAATACCGTTTTCAGACCCGCAGCTATGAGCCGGACGGAGTGGGTGGCTTTGTGTCCGGCTGGACGGACGGCCCCGAGTTTGAGGCCGTGGAGCGCCACGACACCACCGTGGAAGCTCAGGTGGCAGAGCAGGCAGACACAGCATCCACCTACACGCTGCTTGTTGGCACCGGTGTTCCGCTGGCTTTCCCGGACTACATCAAGCGGGTGAGCGACGGCCAGACCTTCCAGATCACCAGCACGGCAGATGAGGGCAAAGCCCCGCCGGAATCCGGCATGGGGCTGCGGGCCGTCAAGTGCAAAAAGGCGGTGCTGCCGTAATGGGGCCGTCTGAGAGCATCAACCGGGCGCTGAACGCTTTTTTCAACGGCTTTGGCATCCAGGGTTATCTGGAAGATAACATTCCTCCTGCCGCTTCACTGCCCTATCTGACCTACAAGCCCACCATCCCCGGCGGGTGGAACGAAACGGCATCCTTCCACGCCCGGCTGTGGTACCCCAGCAAGGGCGGCAGAGCCCCCATCCTGCAAACCGAGGATACGATCAGCGCGGCCATCCCAAGAGGTGGCTTAAAAATCGAGTGCGAGGGCGGCGCTGTTCTTTTGGACAAAGACGATAAAGATTGGGCGCAGCCACTCAACAACACGCCTGAAGGGTATCTGTGCGAATTTCTTATTTTTGAACTTACACGGCTTATACCGTGAGTAAAGGAGCAATATGGCTGAAACTTTAGCAAAGAAGTTTAATGTCAACGTTTTGACAGCGGATGCTTTCAAGAGCATCCCCAAGGGCTCGGGCAACATTTTGTCCGATTTCTCGCTTGAGACCCCGAAAATCGATGAAACAAACGTCATCCACGCCACACAGGGCGGCGTGACTATCACCTATCAGAACTCCACCGAGGATACTCTTTCCGGAGTTGACAACGCCCCCACCAATACAAAGCAGGGCGTGGAAGTCACCGGAACCACCGCAACCATCTCTTACACGACCCCCAACGCAGACCCTAAGAGCATCCAGCTCGCTATTGGCACTGCGGACATCGACCCGGAAGACCCCACCCACGTGGTTGCACGCCTGAAAACCGCTTTGACGGATTTCAAGCCCATTTGGTGGGTCGGCCCCATGATCGGCGGCGGCTTTATCGCGGTCAAGCTTTATAATGCCATGTCCACCGGCGGCCTGAGCCTGAAGTCTGAGCATCGCGGCGGCGGCTCGATGCAGATCACGCTGACCGCTTTTGCAGACCTTGAGAACCCCGAACAGGCCCCGATGGAGTTCTACTCTATCACAAAGGCCGCGTCCTGATGTAAGGAGGAAAGACATGAAGGAAATCATTGATCTGGAAGGCAAGGAGTACCTTGCAAAAACTTATAAGCTGGCAAAGGCATACAAGCAGTGCCTTGTTGACACGGGCGCGGTGGCGGCGGCAACTCAGCTTGCGCCGCTGACTGGCAACGAAACCCCGGAGGAGAAGGCCAAGAAGATTGCAGAACAGGGCGCGAAAAATGCGGAAGAAATGATGCGCATGATCTACGAAGAGCACGCAGACATGACCGAAAAGGTCCTGCCGCTCTTTGTGGTGCTGGATAAGGGCGAAGAGCTTCCGCCCACCAGAAAGCTCGTTGCAGCAATGTCCCGCGCGCTGTCTGATGACGATTTCATGGCTTTTTTGAAATCCTTGATGTGATCGGCGTGGAAGGATATAAACGGATGGTCTCAACCATTCGTCTGGATTTGCTGGAACTTTTCGGCAAGTCCTATATCCTCGACCACATCAAAAAAGAAATCAGAAACCACGATGAAGTTCAATTCTACCGCAATTGCGTAGCAGATGCCGTTGGCGGTCTTGCAGGAGCTGACGCTCTTTATTCCTACGTTGCTTCGTATACATTCCCACTTTATGTAAAGCAGATCGACAAGCGGTCTGCGGCGGAGATCACGGAAGAAAACAGCAAGGCTCTTGAAGAGCTGTGCGGAGGGGGTGATGGAACCTGAAACTTTTTGAATTGAGCGCCACCCTCGGGCTGGACGACAGCGCCTACCGGCAGGGCATCCAAAATGTGCAATCCGAGACGAAAAAGACCGTTTCTTCGCTGTCAGGAGAGTACAGCAAGGCCGCAAAGGTCGTAGTGGAGCTGACCAGACGTTACAACGAATCGGTAGGCAAGACCGGCAAAGCGTCCTCTGAGACCAAAAATCTCAAGACCATGTTGGCACAGGCAGAAGCGCAGCTCAGGGCAACCACGACCGCGCTGAAAGCCGCAAACAACGGCATGGATGGCTTTGCCAGCTCCACGGATAAAGCGTCCGGCAAATCTCTGGCCAGCGCTATTACGCAGGGCACGGTCATGGCGAGCGTTTTCTCGAAGCTCGGCTCCGCCGCACTCAGTGCCGCAGAGGGATTCATCTCTTCCGGAATCGAGTACAACGCCCAGATCGAGAAATACACCACCGGCTTTACCAATATGCTGGGCAGCGCGGAAGCCGCCCAGCAGGTCATGAGCCAGATCCAGGAAGATGCGGCAAAAACCCCGTTTGATGTCGAGTCCCTGACAAAGGCGAACCAGTACTTGATCTCTGCAGGCGAGAACGCTTCCTATGCCCGCAATACCATCATGGCACTGGGTGACGCGGTCTCTGCGACCGGTGGCGGCAACGACGAGCTGAACCGCATGTCCCAGAACCTGCAGCAGATCGCCAACACCGGCAAGGCTACAACGGCCGACATCAAACAGTTTGCTTATGCCGGCATCGACGTGTACGGCATTCTTGCCGACTACACAGGCAAGTCCACTGCTGAAGTGCAGAATATGACCATCAGTTATGATCTGCTGACGCAGGCTTTGCAGGCCGCATCCGAAGAGGGCGGGCGTTACTACAACAGCATGGACACCCAGAGCCAGACCATGAATGGCCGCATGTCTACCCTGCAGGACAATGTGAAGCAGCTGGCGGGATTGCTGACCGGCGATTTATCCAGCGGCGTCGGTGTTGTAATCGGCAATCTGAACGATATGCTCGTCGCAGCACAGGAAGCTTACAAAACGGACGGCTGGATTGGTCTCGCAGGCACGATCACCGGCCTGACGGAGCCTATCAACACGGCAAAAAACGCTTTCAAGGACTTCGCAAGCAAAGCCACCACATGGCTAGATCAGCTGAGCTATAAGCTCAACCGCTTTCTTGGAAAAGCCGCCACGGCTGACTTTGATACCTACGAAGAGTACGCGGATGCAAATAACCGGCAGAGCAACAAAAACCGTTTACGGCAAAATGCTCTGAAAGGCGTTGGCATCAGCAACAAAAGCTGGTCGGAGCGTCAGGCGGAGCTGGCGGCAGCCAATGGCAACGGGGGCAGCTCCATCGTCACCACAGGCGGTGGCGGCGGCTCCTCCGGCGGTAAAAAATCCGGCTCCTCCGGTTCCAAGTCCACCACCGAAACGGTCATTTCGTCCATCTCCAGCACGGCTACCACCACCGCACAGAACGCGCTGGGCGCTGTGACCACCAGCATCCAGACCCTCACCGAAAAGGTTAAGGACAGCGCGGGCAAAATCAAAGACCGCATCACCGAGACCACCACCACGACCGGCAAGGAGATGGTGAACGGTGTTGCCACGACCTTTAAGCAGGTCGAAACCAAAGTCAACGGCACGGTCACAAAGGTCACAAAGACCTATGACGACATGTCAAAAACGCTGCTGGGCACCTTTACCAACGTCTCGGAAACCACCTTTGACGGCATCACCACAAAGGTGCAGCAGGCAGTGGAAAAGTACGCGGACGGCAGCGAGCATATCAAGAAGACCGTCACAGAGACCGGCCAGCGCATCGGTGAGAACGGCGCGGAGACCTACGAGAAGATCATCACCTACATCGACGGCATTCAAGACAAGGTGACGGAGACCTCCAACGAGATTGACAAGAGCGTAAAGGGCACCCAGAGCCGCATTGACCAGCAGCTGAGCGAGGCTTCCGGCCAGCTGGATAAGGGCATTTTCGGGCTGGTAAAGAACACATTCAAAGACGCCAAAAACGGCGACTGGGCAAGTCTTGGGCTGGATTTTGTCAATCTGATCTGGGGCGAAGTGTCGCAGGAGCAGCGCGACGTGATCTCTAAGTGGCTTGCGGACGCGGCGACTGCAGTCAATGAGGGCTACTTCAGCGGCGGCACCGGCAAGGCGCTGGAATCCATCCAGAGCATCTTCACAAATGGCATTACTGCCGGAGTGGATGGCGCCACTACGTCTGTAAAGGCGTTCTCTGAGATCGTGCAGGGCCTTGCAGGCTCCGGCGGCGTGGGCGGAGCACTAGGCAGCATCGTCCAGAGCTTTTCCGGCATGGCAGGCGGCATCACCTCTGCACTGGGTGGCATCGTGTCCTTTGTGGCAGCAAACCCCGTCCTTGCCCTGATCCTGGGCGTGGGCGCAGTCGCTGGCGGCATCGGCCTTGCCGCGTGGATGAACAAGAAGAACGACCAGCAGCCCGTCAGCCACTACCAGAGCCCCTTTGACAAGACCGGCGTGTATGACAGTCTGGGCACCTTCTCCACCCGCGCAGCCCTGCAGTACCGCGTCACCGGCCAGCAGTCCATCGTTGACCGGCAGACCAGCATTCTGGAACGCATTGAAGGGATGCTGGACGAGCATCTGCCGGACATCGGTAAGGGTCAGGTGGTCATGGATTCCGGTGAACTGGTGGGCGTGCTGTCGCCCCGCATGGCGACCAACGTGGATGCACGCATCGGCGTGACGGTGACACGGAAAGCGAGGGGTGTGTAATGGCAAAGATTCTGGGTGCAAAAATCGGGGACTACCACACCCTGAAAGACTGGGGGCTGTATCTCAAGGTGGGCAGCCCCAAGATCGGCGCTGCCGAGGTGGACGAGTACCTTGTACAGGTCACCGGATCGGACGCTTTGCTCAACCTTACCACATGGGATAACGGCAAGGTGCACTATAAAAAGCGCACCATCACCATGGAGCTGCTCTGCAATGCCCCGAAAAGCAAGTGGCCCAGCATCGAAAGCACCATCGCCAACGCCATCCACGGCAAGTGGCTGCGGTGTAAGTTCGACGAGGATCCCGCGTGGTACTGGGAAGGGCTGTGGAAGATCTCACCGTCCCGTGACCGGCTTTCCAGCACCTTTACCATCACCGGCACCTGCAACCCCTTCAAGCGCAGCATCTACGATGGCTCGAACGATTGGCTGTGGGATGACTTCAACTTTGAAACGGACATCGTGCGCAACTACACGAATATCCCGCTCAAGGCGGGCGAGGACAAAGAGGTGTCCATCACCGGTGCCCCGCGTGCGGCCGGTATTTACTTCCAGCGCAGCGAGACCGCCGCAGACATCGCGGTGTCTCTCAACGGCTTTGAAGCAGGCATTCTGGCCAAGTCCACCGACTGGCAGTATATCGAGGGCCTTACCATGCCGGACGGTGTGGTGGGCACCCTCGTTTTCTCTGCGTCTGCGGACTGCAGCATCAGTATCAAGTATCTGGGGGCGAGCCTATGAGTTACAAGATCTATGCCGGCACACAGTCCGGCGTTGACACGTGGGTGACCAAAGCCTGCATCTACGACCCCGGGGACATCACCGGCACCAAAAAGCTCACCAGCCCCACGCTGACCCGCGAGGTGGGCAAGGCTGGCTCTCTGGAATTCACCCTGCCGCTGGGCAACGTCGCACACTCCGCGCTGCAAAAGCTCATGACGGTGGTGGAGGTGCAGCAGGGCGACAAGCAAAAGGACGGCAAAGAGATCTGGAGGCAGATCTGGCAGGGCCGCGTCATGAGCCACGAGCAGGATTTTCGGGTGCGCCAGAAAGTCTACTGCGAGGGCGAAATGGCCTACCTCAACGACAGCGGCGCCGCGCCTTACAGCGCCAGAAACGTGAGCTTTTCTCAGTTTCTGGAGTGGGTCTGTGCCAATCACAACGCACAGGTGGACGCTTACAAGGCGTTCACCCCCGGCAAGGTGCAGATGGACACTCCTATGGTGGTGCCCTACATCGACGGGCTCAAGGTGGTGAAGTCAGGCTATCACTATGACGACGATGACGACTATATCCAGCACTACACGATCTATAACCCCATCAACGGCGCGGTGCTGTGGAGCGAAGAGGTCGAGCAGTCGAGCGTCGACTCGCAGATGAAAGCTTCCTGCCTGAGCTGGGAGCTCAACGCAGAACGCATGTTTGGTGGCTATGTACTCTCCCGCATCGGTGAAAACAATTTCCGCGTCCGGTACCCCGTGGCCTACGCGGACGGCAAGACGTGGAATGCAATCGTCACCGTTGCAAAAGCATACGTCTCCTGCCCGACCTGTAGCAAAGACTTTGGCACATACTCCATCTATGATATCACAAAGGCGTCCGAATCCAGCACCTACAAGATCACCGAAAAAGGCGGCTCGTACAGTCTTGCAATCAATGGCAAGACTGACAGCCGCTTTGCTTTTGACACCAAAGAACCCACCTACAGCTTCGGAGATGGCAAAAATTACGGCAAAACGCTGGACATCCTGCAAAGCGAGCTCACAGACAAGTACGGCGGTTATTTTGTGATCCGCCACGGGTCGGTAAATCTCCCGTTTTTTGGGCAGCAGAATTACCGCTATTTGGACTACATGCAGAAGATCACGGACAAGAACCCCCAGGCCATTGCCTTTGGGGTCAACATGTTGGATCTGAGCAGCTACACCAAAGCAGAGGACATCTGCACGCGGGTCATCGCTTTTGGCACAAAAACCGAGAAAACGTGGCCCTTTGTGGATATCCAGAGCATCATCTCCCAAACAGTCAATGACGTCAAGGCGCAAAAGATTTACGGCATCATCACCAAGGTGATCCATGTCGAGGGCAATTACAACAGCCCACAGTCTTTGCTGGACGCTGCAGAGGAAGAGCTGGCAAAAAATCTGCGGTACCTGAACGGAATGACCGTGAAGGCTGTGGATCTGAAAGACGCGGGCATCGATATCGACCGCCTTGCCATTGGAAAGCAGACGCATATCTTTTCGGCGGCCCACGGCGTGGATACGTGGCTGCTGTGCTCCAAGCTGGTGGAGCCGCTGGATGCACCGGATAAAAAAGAGTTTACCTTTGGCACCGAGTTTTCCAGCCTCAGCGATCTGCAGTCCCTGACTGCCCGCAAGGCGTCTGATGCTTACGACCTGAGCCGGGCGCTCAAGGGCTGAGAAAGGAGAAATTTATGGACAAGACCTTTGACGAAGCAATCAAGGGGATTCGCACCGCAGAGCGCGGTGTGGAAGTCCGCGAGGACATCGCACAGGGCATGGAATACGTCAAGCAGTACGCCGAGGAAGTGACAGGCCAGCAGCAGGCCACTCTGCAGGCCGCTCAGACCGCCACCGGAGCAGCCAGCATCGCGACGGAAAAGGCGGCAGCAGCTGCAGAAAGCAAAAGCGCGGCCCAGACTGCCGCCACCAGCGCAGCCCAAAGCGCACAGTCAGCATCCACAGACGCAAAGAGTGCGGAAAGCTCTGCCTCTTCTGCCAAAGCCGACGCAGACAGGGCCGCCACCATCGTGAGCACCGACAAGACGCTGAGCGTCGAGGGAGCCCCGGCTGACGCAAAAGCTGTTGGTGACGCAATGAAAAACATCAAACTTCCCGTTGCCACCGCAACCACGCTGGGCGGCGTGAAAGTGGGCAGCGGCCTGACGGTCGATGCGGACGGAAGGCTTTCTGCGGACAGCGCTTTGGCTGCCTACCCAGTGGGCAGCATCTACCAGAGCACCGACCCCACCAGCCCCCCCCGCCCACCGCCGGGGTAAGCGCCGCCAATGTGGCATACCGTTTGGTTGCTC